TGAACCTGTAGCATCACTACCCCAACCTGATCTGTTGGTGCTTTCTATGTGTCTCAATAGTCCCCAACTTCTGTGGCTAACCGAATAGTTTATTGCTGGACCTGTGCCGTCTGCTCTTGTGAATGTTGCCGCCCCTGTGGCAAGACCAGCAGGGCTTTTGTCAAATCTACCTGTGTAAGTTGATTCTGTGATTGTGATATCTCTATCTAAAACTGATTGTGGCATTACCTGTTGAACACGTTCGTCAGCCGCAACCATTTGTGCTTCTTCCATTGTGAGCATATAGCCTGTGGTTCTTGAAGTTGGTCGTCTGTCCTCACAAGCAACACTCCTATCTGGAATGTGTAGAGCACCACCTGGTGTTTCCATATCGTCATAAAACGCTTGTATGTCTTCACCACGTTTGAGTGTGACTTGGAATAACTCCATATTACGCCTCCAGTTGTAGTATGTTTAGAGTTACCTGCACTGTGGCGGTGCCACCGCTCTTATTTGTGACCCTACAAGGTATAGTTGTTGTTGGTGTGCTTTCCAAGTTGAATCCATAAGCACCCGGGCTTATAGTAACTGTTTCAGAACCTGTTGTAATAACTTCTGCTATTAGTCCTGCGTCTGAAGTAGGATCAACACCTTCGGCTCTGCTTGCGTCTGCTGTTCTTGTTGCGGCACTAACATACAATCTCACACGAGCCGCTCTATCTGTTGTGATAGTGAGTAGTGCGTATGATTTGAATCCTGTGATGTCCAAGTCTGCTTCAGCGGCATCTGCCAAACTATTAGTATTGCCTGTTGCTGTGCTTCTGCTTTGTAGTCCTGAACCACCTGCATTAGCATCTACATATGCTTTGGTTGCCGCATCTTGTGCCGCAGTTGGATCTGTAAGTCCTGTTATCCTACCTGTAACAGCAACACCATCTGTGGTTGTTTCCAATTTTGTTGAGTTTAAGTGATAAAGTGTAGCAATACCGTTGGAGGCAGAAAAGGCTGACTGTGCCAATCCGCCATCTTGTATTCTAACTGTGCCACCTTGTAAGACTAGAGTGCCTGTGGTGTTTTTGATCACACCTGTTACGCCACTGTGATATATCAGCATATCATTGTCAGTGCCAAACCTAACTTCCTCACCGTCGTCAAGGTCAATAGGTTTAGTAAGTGCTGATGAGTTTATTGTGCTATTCACACCGTCTACTAATAGTGTTGAATCATCTCCAAATACTGAACCTTGTATATCACCAGTGCCACCACCGCCACCACTTACACCTGTAAGAGCACTGCCATCTAATGCTGGTAATGTTCCTACCAACAAACTCGCATCAATTGTGCCGTCTTCAGCGTTTATCATCATTGTGCTGTCTTGAGCAAATACTGAACCGTGTAAGTCGCCATAGAAGATTCTATCAATACCGTCTACTAATAATGAACTATCATCGGAGAATACACTACCAATAACATCACCAGTTAGTGAACCGTACAGTTTTCCTGATACACCGTCAATTATAACAGAACTGTCGTCAGCAAACACACTACCTATAACGTCACCTCTAATACTGCCTTCAAACGATCCTGAGATAGTAGACGGTAGCGCAACAGTAACAATACCGTCAGCATCTATAGTGGTATCAACATTGTTGCCACCTAGAATTTGTAGAGTATCGTCCATGCCAATTTGTACAATTGTTGAATCATCGGTAGCAACATTAATGTGTAGATCGGTTGTGTTAACAACTATGTTTCCATCAGCATCACTAGCGGTAGTTATTCTATCACCGCCAATAATTTGTACTGTGCTACCTTGAGTCACTGTTCTTGTGGTACTGTCATCTCCAGTTAAATCAAACAATCCGCCTTGAACATTCTCTGCTGGAATAATTGCTTCTTCTGGTGGAGTTCTTGCTGCTAGAGCATCAATAGCATCTGATACACTGGTTGGTGCTCCGCCTTCTTCTGTCCAGCTGTCACCACTAGCAGCATTATACGAACTGTCACCTTGTAAAGGTGCTTCAACTGGAAACGCATGAGCGTATATGTACATATCTGTAATAAAGTAAGTTTGACCTTGATACGTATATGTTTGTGTTCCTGATATAACACCTGCTTCGACAGGACTTTCTGTAACAGGAATAATAATTACGCCATACTCTTCGCTTTGTGGTATTGGATCACCCGGAGCATAATTACCTTTTCTTGGAGAGAAAATTGGATCGCCGGCATGAGTCACTTCGTATGGTGGTCTACGCAACACATTAGTATAAGCTGTTCCGTTGTATTGTTCAGGATCAACCAAACTGTGTCCATTGCCCGATTTAACTGCTAGAACAGCATCTTTAAATCCAATAGTATCTCTAGATTGATTGAAGCTAATTTCTATGTAGGCTGTGTCTGATATAACATCATTATCTTTGACATAATTACCGTCTTCGTCCCATATAACATAAGCTGGAACAGATCCTGCTGGTTTCCATACACTGCTGTTAACACCTGAATTAAACAAGTCTGGAGATTCACCACCTAGTATATCAATACCAATTTGTAATCCGTTGTTTCTGTATCTAAGTTTTAAGCCACCTAAGTCAAGTGTGGTTCCTGACAAAAACAAATCTTTCCATCTACGAGAAGGACTACCAAGATCATATTCAGAATCTAATGCTGGAACAATATCGCCTTTGATTGTACCATCAAAGTTAAAAGTGTTGTTTGGTCCGTCAATTAAGAGAGAACTATCGTCACCAAAAACAGATCCTTTAAATTGCCCTTCATAATTACCTGCTGTAAGGTCAGCAAGACTAGCGTAGTTTTCATCAAAGTTTTCGTTGATTTTTTTAAAGGCAGCACGTAAACTTTCGCCGTCTCCTGTTAATTCACCTGATCCAATGTTTATTGTCTGCTTTGCCATTTGCCCACCTAATGATTCAATTTTATACTGTTTATATTGCCTTCAGTCCAGTCTGACGCCATTGCTCTAACCCAAACAAAGTTACCAATAAAATTGTATATTTCAGCACTAGTTTCCTGCGCTACGTGTGTAATTTCGCTCACGGTTGAATTTACAAATTTACCTGTAGTGTCAACTGTTTTCTCAGTACCTAATTTAATGTTGAACCAATCTGTGTCGCCAGGATTAGTTTCTAACGATCCTTGAATTTCAATGGTTCCTACAAAATCTGATAGACTAATTTGAACAGTGTGTAATCCATCTGCTCTACTGTAATATCCATCACCTTTATATTTTTCACCTTCTACAGACTGAGCACTACTGTCGCCTGGATGTGATTGTAATGATAAAATTGTTGTACTATTTACGGCCATACTGTATTTACCTTAATTCCTGATTAGCACCTTTGTGACTTTGTCTGTAGGATTTGCTGTGGCTTTTAAACGCAAATAACTAAACACACCAGTTACATTAGCAAACACAGGTTCAGTTTCACTACCATCAAAAGTTACTGTTTCTATAGTATCCCATTCATTGTTACCTGTAATTTGATTATCCAATGTACCTTGTATTTCAATATTACCTATGTACGAGCTAGTGTACATAACTAAAGTATGTAACGCATCATTTCCATTTAATCCAGGATGCGCAGTTATTTTATTGGCATCATCACTACCAGCATACCATAAGCTATTGTTTTCAATAAAGTTTGTTATAGTTACACTTTTCTTTGGACCAGGATATGTACGGCCATCTAAATAAATTGTACCAGCACTATCAAAATTTCTATTGGCATAAGTGACTGAGTTACTATTACCATCTGACATGTATATACTGTAATTCAAATATTGTTGATCTAAGTTTAATAAATCGTTTTCGGTTATATCAACTTTAAATAATCCTTTAAGTGTAGCAGTAGCACCATCGTCTTGAACTGTACAAGCACGTTCTAAAACTTTGCTGTCATTTTCATCAAAAATTACTATGTACGGTGTCTCTGTCACTAGTACTGGTTTTTGATCTGCGTTTAAATATCTAAATTGAATTGTATTATCTATACCTCTATAAATTTTTAATTGTCTACTATACACTGGTCTATACTCCACGGTTAACCCAGAATCGTTAGCGATTACATCAACTTTGTTTTCGACTAAATATCTAGGTATTAGTTGCATTGGGGATCCTTTTTTGTATAAGTATTTATCGGCATGTTATTAAAAGAAATAGAAGATCAGTATCCATATATTAGTGTTGTTGCCTACGGCGGGCACGAATATGTTGGAATAATTTCTAATCAAGATCAGACAGTTACAAGTATGTTTGTATACACTGATTGTAAGTCAACTGAGCATAAAAAATTGCTAGTGGATTTAGGAGAAATTTGGTGGTGGGAATCAAATAGAATGATTCCAATTAACATTTTTCTTAAAAAAGAAATGGAAGCATTATCGTATACATTAATAACTATGAATAGTAAAAATGTTAAGGTTGTAATAGGACCTTGTGTGAATGTTAATAATCTAGCTGTAAAACGAATAAAGCGTAAAAGTGTTCAATTGCTAAGACGAACTACTATCAAATAATTGTTCGCAAATTAAATTCATGTGTACTACAACACTTACAGCATAAGCAAAAGCATGTGCCTTCTTAAAGTAATAGCTACCGTCTTCTGGCTTAATCCAAACTTCTGTTAGTATCGTTTGCCAAGTTTCGTTGACAAGATGCCTCTTCGCAGGCCGTATTATCGCTAACACTGCTGCTAGTTGTTCTACCGATGTTGGCTTGAGCTTTCTTAGTATCTCTCCATGTCCGCTGACGTGAAACAGCAAGTCGGTAAAATCGTTGTGCTCCAGTAAGTCCCATTGTGGTTCCTTCTCCATTAATTGTTGTAAATGTGCTTCATCTTTTACATCGTTGTACATGCTAACATTTAAAAAATCTAGTTTAAAATAGCCTCTGTCTTCAGCAGTTTTATAATCAATAGTAGATAAGTTGTCCACAGGATTATGCGGACACTCTGTAACGTATACACCAGTGTTGTGTTTTTTACCTGTATCTAGTTTTGCCACACGATGTTCGATTAAATGTAACACCTTGTTTCTATCAGCAAAGTCTATATCAATATCAGGCAAGTTTGCCTTCCTCTCTCATTTCTGCTCTAATTTTTGTAGCACTAATATCATGTATATCTTTACCCAAGTCGTGTTCTGTAAATGTATAACCTACACCACGACCATAACTAATATCCACAATGTTGGGCACTATCATTATAATATATTCTTTTTGATATGTAAAGCCTTCTTTTGCTAATTCTTTTTTAATATTTTCTTCAACGTCTGTAACAATAAAAGGATTATCATCCTGTACCATTGTACGTCCGCCGGAAGCATCTGTATCTTGTGGCACTGTTCTAATTTGAATACACACTTGTCCTGTTTCTGCTAAAGCACGTTTAAACAATTCTGTATGTCCAGCATGCCACGGTTGCCAACGTCCTAGCATTTGTGTAGTTGGTTTAAATCGATTAAACATTATTTCTCTCCATCCAAGTTGCTACAACAGGCATTAATTGTGTATGAGTATCTTCAAACCATTGTGCTACGTGGTAATCACAATGCGGAGGCTTTACGAACATTTTATTTGTATCTTCAAACCGTCCTTCCTTGATAGTATCCATCCAAACTGTAAAGTCTGGATTAAATTCTAATCGGGCTTGTTCGGTTGGGCACACAAAATCTGCTATAGCAACTTTACCTGCCATTACTACACCGTCTGCTAAGTAGCGCATACGTGCCGCTTGTCGCATACGACCTTCTGGTGTAAAGTCCCAATCATTATATTGATTTCTAACATTGTCAGCATTAATATGAACCCCGCCAATAAGTTCAGCAAATGGCTTTGCTAATGTAGTTTTTCCACTTCCAGGTAATCCAAAAATTAATATTTTCATAACTTTGCTTCTTTTGCTATTTGTTTAACAAGTTCTACATCTTTTGTTTGTCTTTTAAAACGCATTGCCCAATGACTTGGATCTAATACAGCGTTTAACATTGTTAACTGCTCGTCATTAAAATTATTTAATACTTGTTTACCTGAATCACAATTGAAAACTAACCACGGTGATATTTTACCATCTTTTATATCCCAAGTAATTCTATTTGTACTTGCGTAGAGAAAATAATGACTGTATATACTATTATTTTCTTTTGCCCAAGTTACCATTGTTTTTATACTTCGTTCTAATGCTGTTTCAACTCCTTCTTTGCGAATTAGTTCGATAGCATATTTTTCATACATAGTTTCTCGACACCAATGATCAAGTTTTACATTGCTTGTTACAACATAGTCAATATACTTGTCAGGATATAAAGGCCTAACATTATTAATAAAACTGCCAAACTTAACAAAAGCATTGTAAAACGATGACTTAACAAAGTCTTCATATGTCTTTTCTTTCTTATGTCCTGCGCTTAATGTATAGAATCTTTGAAAAGCATACATTCCAAGTTGTACACGTTTTTCATCTTTTTGTAACCAACGTCTTTTTGTTTCGCACATATGGGCTAACAATGTGCTTTCTTTTACATAACTTTTTCCACAGTATTCGCATGTGTGTTTAGATGTTGATTTTGTCAAATCCATGTTGCTCAGCAAGCTCTTTGATTTCTTTTTTTGTAGATATTCTAGCAAGTGTTTCTACCTCGTCCATTTTCATATCTGGATATATTTGTGACAATAGTTTAACAGTTTTGCTACTATCGTCTTTCTTTTTCTTCAGCCCTATCCAAGGATGAAATTGTTTCTTTCCTGTCTTACCAGCAACACATAACAATTGCCATTGTAACTTAACATGATTAGTTCCACCAAGCACATTCCAGTTTTTATTATAATATTCATTAACTTTAAATACTGCTAATGCTGTTTTTTCAAAGTTGCCTTTTACACTGCTAATGTAACGGTTTAAGTTCCACAAATCGCCTTTAATATCTTTTTTGCCATCTTCTCCAGCAGCATCATACAGTTCTTTGAAGCCCATATCAATGCTTGGAATAAGTTCTTTGAACAAGTCTAATTCTTTGTTAGGCATTTTGTTTGTGCCACTTCACTACATCTTCTGGAGAGTTAATTTCAATACCATCAAACTCTACTTCTACTACACCAATTTTTTGTCCGTTTTGTATCCAACGTAGCTGTTCTAGTTTTTCAATATCTTCTTCTGGAAACTTTGTGCTTGTTGTATACACAATTTTTGACTCTCTATTGTATCCATATACACCCAAATGATGATCTCCGTATTCTAAACTAGCACGTAAGAACCAATGAGCTCTACCTCTGCTGTGTATCATTTTAACACTGTTTGGATCAGAACGCAAGTTAAAATCCATCGGTGTGTAAGCAGTTGCTACATCGCTGTGTTGTAATGCGCCTTCTACAGCACGAATAATTTCAGGTGTAATATCCGGCATGTCTCCTTGGACATTAATGTACTTATCATATTGTAACACTTCATCAATAACACTCATACATCTGTCGGTGCCGTTTGCCAGTCTATAGTCTGTCATTATAGCATGATCACCAAACAGTGCCATTACTTCTTCGCTGTCAGCCAATACGTATGTATCTAAGCCAGTCTCAACGCATCTATCATACACACGTTGTATCAGTGGCACTCCGTTAAGTGGACAAAGCATTTTACGTGGTAATCTTGTGGCGTTTAGTCTAGCGGGTATTAGTATAGCTGTAGTCATGTATGTCCTTTATTACACTTTCGAAGTCTGCGAGTTTTACCATGTTAGGTCCGTCGCTGGGTGCGTTATCCGGGTCAGGATGGACTTCTAAAAAGAAGTGACGGATACCCAGTGCCGCAGCTCCTCTACTGAGAGGAGATACATAATCACGATTGCCGCCGCTACTACCACCTTGCCCACCAGGCTTCTGGACACTATGGGTAGCATCAAAAACAATAGGGTTGCTGTAATTATTAAGCATATAGCATAAACCGGTATAGTCGACAACGAGTGTGTTGTATCCAAAACTTGTACCTCTCTCTGTAATCCAAACTTCTTTAGCACCTTCTGTTTTACTTAATATACCTTTGACGTCCCAAGGTGCTAGGAACTGTCCTTTTTTAATGTTTACAATACAATCTGTCTTACATGCTTCAACAATCAAGTCAGTTTGTCTACACAAGAAAGCAGGTATTTGTAGTATATCTACTACACCTTTACATCTGTTTATCTGTCCTACAGTGTGAACATCTGTAAGTATTTTAAATCCTGCTGCTTTCATCTTTTGAAAGTGCGGAAGTGTGTCATCAATACCTACACCACGTTCACCTGACATACTAGTGCGATTTGCTTTATCAAAGCTGGCCTTGAAATAGTAGTTCATGCCGTATTGATCGCAAATACGTTTACACACAGTGGCTATTTCCATACTGTGCTGTAAACCTTCGTGCTGACAAGGGCCAGCTATGATTGTAAGTTTATTATCCATCTTTTATAATATAATACAGATTTAGTGTTTTGTCAAGTTGTTTTTTTAATGTAGGATATTCATCTGCTAGAGCAAACAACTCTTTCCATTGATCATAACTGACTATTCCTAGTGCTTCGTTAACTGCTTCAGGATCTCCTCCTATAACCCAACGTCCGTTATATGTAGTCTTTTTAGGCTCATCTCTAAATCTAGCATATACCACACCATTGGCACGTTCATATATCAAACTTTCATGTGCTAAATCTGTCTTAGGAGGCGAATCAATTATCATTTACGCATACCCGAAAATGTTGTAGTTTTTAATTTTTCATTATCGTTCTTAATGCTATCAATTATATCAAACTCCAGGTCATTTTGTTTTAGAGTGTGTGCTAGTGCTGCTACATCTTTTGGCAAGCACATACCGCCGTAACCACGCAATCTGTTGTTTACATCCAAGTAAATATTTTTGGTTTTGCCTGTTTGAACATACGCATCTTTTACTTGTGAGTAATCACATTCAAACTTTTCACATAGTTCGTAAAATACATTAGCAAACACAATACGCAATGCCGCATATGAATTGTTAAAGTATTTTAATATTTCAGCTTCTGTAGGCGCCAGTTGCTTAACTGCTTTGGGTAAATGTCCATGTGCTTCCACAATCTTTTTGTACACATACGGATCGTCTGTTCCAATTGCCAACAGTTCGTGATTGTTGATAAAGTCGTCTGCTGCTGCTCTTTCACGCAAAAACTCTGGAGCACAACAGATTGTAAGTGATGGATATTCGTCAATCATGCGTTCAGTAAATCCTGGTTCAACTGTGCTGCGAATACAAACAACACCTCCGTAGTTAATTTGTATTAAGTCTTGTAGCACACCCTCGATAACACTAGTATCACAAGCGCCGTTTACTTCTGGAGTAGGCAAGCATAAAAACACTACTTCTGTATCTGCTACATCTTTTAGTTCAGTATCAAATTTAATATCGTGTTCAAATACTTCGTGTTCAAGTAATCTAAACCCTGTAGCGTTTGCGTTTCCTACAACGCCCATTCCAATAATACCTATTTTCATAATAAACTTTCCAATGTCTTTTTTAGTCCTACTTCTAAAGGTGTATAATCTGTAAATCCTGTAAGTGTTTGTACCAATGTAGTATCAGGACATCTACGTGTTGCGCTGCCTACAGGACCAGAACGTATTTCCAGTCTATCTGGATTAATACCCATATAACCCATTATGAGTTTTGCTACAATACTTATACGTGTTTCTACGTCTTGTCCTACATTCACGGTAGTGTTACTAGCAGTTTTTATTAGTATATCTGTCATACGAACAGCATCGTCTACATAACAGAAACTACGTGTATCGTCACCATTAATATAGTATTCACCTTGCTTACAACGTTCTACAAACTCATTTACAAAGTGATCAATTTGTCCTGGTCCATACACGTTAAAGTAGCGTATGATAAGATATTCTAAACCACTATTTGCTACCAAGTTTTCACCAAGTGCTTTTGGTATGCTATAACTCCAACGTGGGTTTGTAATGTCATTATACATCACAGGCACTGATTCGTCTGTGGGCACATGATAGTATCCGTTATCAATTGTGCTGTTGAATATTTCACAAGTGCTGGCAAATATGAACTTAGTTTTTGTGCTGTGATAGCGTTTTATTAAGTTTATAGTTGGCAGTGTGTTGTTGATACAAACATCTGTTGGATGTTGATAGAATAATTTAGTGCCGTTGGTTGCTGCTAGATGAACAACTACATCAGTGTCAGGCAATTGGTTAGCCACGTCAGAACATTTTAAATCACTTTCAAAACCATCTTTTTGATCGTAACCAATTACATCATATGTATCCTTTACATAGTTGTAATAATGACTGCCTATGAATCCTTTATGTCCGGTGACTAATATTTTCATGACCAATTAGCATCCTCTTTACTTTGTGAAACAGTATAAAATTGATTAGGTTGAACAAATGTACTATGAACGTCAAAATCTGTTTCAATATGGCGTTTCATATAATTAGCAAATTCTTGATTTTGTTTGTTACTCATATGACAAACTCTATCATTTTGATATTCAGGTAATCGTAACTTATTACAATCTAACATACTTATATTACGCATACACCCTTGACTAACCGTTGGAAAATCAAAAGCAAAAATTATATTAGCATCTGGACGATGATATTTAATGCTGTCTAAGTAACTCAAATGATAAATGATGTTACTTTCATAATATGTATTTTTTATAATTTCACTCTTTACTATTTTTAATAATCTATCATCAATTCTACTTTTAGTTTGTCTGTTTAAAGATCTTAAAGATTTTAAATCTATATTTTGGTAAAATGCTAAATGCTTTGGATTATTATCTTCTAATGTAAAAATACTTCCTCGATTTATACTTGTTACTATAAAAATTATTTTGTCAAAATATTGATTATATTTTCTAAATTGGAAATACGAATAATCAAAGCTACTACCTCCTACGCTATAGTTAGACATATCGCTTTTTAGCTGCTCATTGAGTATACCTACCCAAGATTTTTCTCCATCTAAAGAATAACTATCTCCAAACACACCTAACTTCATCTTATGTCTTCTTTCCAACCTGCTTGCTTAATTGTTGTGCTTTTTGTATAATGTTGTTCTGGAGATATCATAGTATTATGAATATCGATTTCTCCTTTTATATGTTGTTTCATATAATAAGCAAATTCTTGATTTTGTTTGTTACTCATATGGCAGCATCTAAAGTCATCGTGTTCTGAAAGATTTAGAGCATTCCAATCTAACTGACTGATGTTTATCATTCCTACATCACTACGATTTGGAAATGGAAAGGCATAAATTATGTGTGCGTCTGGACGTTGAAATTTTATACTGTCAATATAAGCATTGTGATACATTATATTGCTGTCAAATAATTTTAATTTTTTTATTTCATTATTAACTATTGGCCAGATTTTATTATAGTATTTTTTGTATACTTTACGTTCATTCCTATCCATTTTATCAGTGTTAGAAAATTTTAAATCTTCTATATCCGCATTTTGATAAAATGCTAAATGGACAGGTTTATTTTCTTCTAGTGTAAACAAACTTCCTCTGTCAAAACTACTTACAACAAAAATTATTTCGTCAAATTGTTTCTGTGTTTCGCAAAATTTGTAATAGGAATAATCTATACTGCTACCGCCTTTGCTAAAACATTTGAAATTTTTGTCAAGATAATCTATCCACGAATATCCTCCGGGTTCAGCGTAGCTATCACCGTAAATACCTAACATTATAAGTACCTTTCAAAATAAGTAAGAGGCAACCTTTTCTTTATAGGTCCCTTTTCGTGTAGCATGTATTCATTTAACATAGAGGTATTTAACGGTGTATGTGTATTTTTATCATTACTTAATTGTGACAAATCGTTATACTTAACATGACTAGCAGAAAACATACACACTTGTCCGTCGTACCATTTTTGTATTTCTTTAGGTTTATTTACATATGACGATTTGTATAGGTTAACAAATTTTGTAAAATCTTTATGATTTTTATTTACAATTACAAAGCCTGACTCTGAACTATACAATTCGCCTAGATAATCATGACTGAATAAAGCAACACAGTATTTTTTTGGACACAAGTCTGTAATTAAACTTGTGTTAAAATCTTTAAGATATAAAATATCAGCATCAGACCAAATTAAATAATCAGTGTCAATGTTTTCTAATGCGTGTAAGAACGTATAACCTTTTTTCGCAAACTTTATTTCTTTAGGAATTTCAGATTTAAACTGTTTCCATAAAGGCTTTACAACATAGTTCCAATCATATATTTTAAGTTTGTCTGTTTTTGTAAACTCAAACTTAACATTTTCAGCATAAAAATTTATTCTACAATTACTTGGAGAATGTTTTATATAGCTATTCAGCATAATTTGACCAACGTTATCGTAATAATGTTGATCCATTGTTGTTACAAATTCAAACCTCAGTGCCACTTGTGCGTCTTACGATATCATCGTGGTTAAATTCTGCCCAGTATAATTCAAATGCTACACCATCTTCTAGTCCTTCAAACTGGTGTACTTTACCTGGTTTAACTTGTGTAAAGTCGCCTGCTTCTAAAATTGTCTCGTCTACTAGTCCTTGATCATCTTGCCAAACACGAACAAGCATCTTTCCTGACTCAACAAAAAAGCCGTTCCATTTAAATTGATGCTCATGTTCTGAACATTTATATCCTTCTTTGTATTCGATGCGGTGAAATTCTAACACACCGTTCGCATGGATCAATTCTGTTTGACCCCAGATTTTTCCTGCTTTCATATTATTCTCCTATAATAATTTTCCAAAATCTATTACTTCACTTTGTCTATTAATATCTTTTACAAAAAAAGCACACAACGAATTATTGTTTTCTGTAATAGGTATGCTTAGTAAGTGACCATTTCGCATTTTTGGAAAGTACCATTTTACATCATTGTAAAAATTAGTAATTTCAATTTTGCCAAATTGTGGATGTGTGCTAGTTAATGGGTTAAACAAAAAGGATTCAAATCCACGTTCATTTAAACTTGTTAATGGTAGTACTTCTAAATCACTACCAGCTTGACTACAACCTACAGCTACACACCAATCTAATGGCATTGTAATTTCATTGCCTGAAATTTCCATTACTATCGCAGGCGAATTAAACGATTCTAGGAAGATCAACGGGTTGAAGAAAAAATCTGGATCGCTAGGATCACTGTTATCTAGTACAGCAAATCTCAAATCATCTTCTACAATTTCAGGTAATTTACTTAGTGAAAAACTTTTGTTTTCTAATGTTAATATTCTCATTTATTTCCAATCCACTTTTTCTATTGTGAATGGGTATTGAGCTTCCTTATAAAACTTTTTACGTTGGGTAAGGTGCCGCTTCGCAAACTTACAAGTGCTTGTAAGATCCCATATTTGAACGAAGTCTTTGTCCTTTGCCTTTCTAACGCCTCTACCTATACTTTGAATAACTCTAACAAAACTTTTTCCGGGCTCAATAAGAACAAGATTGAAAATGCGAGGAATGTTAATACCAACAGCAGCGACACCATAAGTGGCAATAACCACGTGATTAGTTCCTTCGTTGATTTCGTCATACGCATCTTTTCTATCCTTCAGTTTTACGTCTCCTTTTACAAAGACTGATCCTGGAATAAGTTCTTGTAGCATTTCGCCTGCGCTAATCCTATCTACAAGTATTAGAGTGTTGCCTGATTCTTTTACTGTGTTTAATAATTTGCCTAAATAATTTATTCTGTCTTGATTTGTAACTAGATATTTTAATTCTTCTTGATAGCCTCTGTGTGCTACCGTGTCAATAAGTTGTACTATGTTTACATGACATTGTGATAGCACACCTTTGTCTTGTAATTCTTTAGCTGATATTTCTCCAATCACTGGACCTAAACTTGCGTGTATACTTTCAAACTCAAACTTCTCTTTAGGAATAGTTCCAGTAAGACCCCAACGTATTGGAGCATTACGCAAGTTGCGTGTAAGCAAGTTTTTCAATACTTCTGCTTTTGCTTGGTGTACTTCATCAACAATAACTGTGCTTACACCATCTAGAAATTCTGCTAAGGATAGTACTGCTGAACCGTCCTTGTGTTTCTTGTCTAGTATGTTGAGAGATTGCCAAGTACATATTGTATGACTTCTGCCCAGTTCTTTCCTATCGCCAAAATATACACCTACATCTAATCCACAGTTGATATAATCTTCTTCAGTTTGTGTAACTAAACTTTTGTTTGGTACAATAACAAGACTACGTCCATACTTTTCGCTCATATGCGATAGTGTAGCAGTTGTAATAGTCTTGCCTGCGCCTGTAGCAATTTGTTGTAGGCTCTGTGGATTATTAGCAAAGCTGTTAATTGCTTCAACTTGATAGTCACGTAAAATAATTTCTTCGCCTTCTGCGGGGTGTCCTTTAGGCCAGCATACGCCTTGATCTGCCCAGTAGCGTTCTGTAACTTGTGGAAAGTTTAGTTGTATAGGATGTCGTTTATCTTCAATATTTACAATACTTACTTTGTTTTTCTCAAGTACTGAAACAATAGTATCAAGATGATTGACATAGCCAGTACCGCCAATACCAAAGAAAGCAACTTTGCCATCCCAACGCCCGAGCTTATACTGAGGCATATATCGTGCGTATGGTACTTCGAACTTGAGTGCGTTACTAAGTTTTCGTCTGACGTCTACGTCTAGCCCTTCTAGTTTGATATTTACTTCGTCCTCGATTATCAGTTTACATGTAGGCACTAGTTGATCTCCAAAAAATACTTTTATTTTTTTCATGATATACATGTAAGTCGCAAGTATCGTTCATGTATACAGAAACTATAGTATTAATTCTAGTACTTGTCAAGCACAAAACACTCATTGGTTGCCAATCAACTGTAAATAAAATCTTAGGAAGTTTTTGTTTGCTAAGATATAAAACTTTTGTTTTTTTGTCAAACCAATTATTCAAATTATTTTTATGAATATAATTATTGAAATTTTTATCATTTTCTGTTTTATTTTCTGTTCTAAATAATACAGTTTGTTGCTCAGTTGGTATACCACAAAGTGCTGTATGTACTTTTGAAAGCTGTGCGTATTCTTCATTTGTATCTAAAAGAACTAATAACGGTAATCTATCTAAATATAATAAACTGTCGCATACATTTTGTAAACTATGTGTTTCGTTATCAATGTAACAATCTATCCATTCTCGATGAGCAATAAAATTTGGTAATGTGTCATCTATGTCGTGAGTAATATAATTAAGTCCATATAGTCTTCTTCTATCAAATAGTTGTAAATTACTTAACTTGTTCATTTTAGATTCAATAAAGTCTGTGCCACTTTTAGAAATGTTTTTTATTTTTCCATTCCACAATCCAGGAACATAGTTACTAGGTTCTTCTTTAATAATTTCTACTTCCTTAAACATATCAAGTAAATAGTTGTCAATTACAAATTCACTATCTTTAAAAGTTGTTACAAGTTCATATACTATATTTTCTTTTATTTTAAAAAAATGTTTGTGTGATCCTTTTTTATGACTATAATATTTTCTAAATTTATTTGCTATTTTTTCTAGTTTAACAATTGCTTTTTTAGAAAATGGAAATCTAATTACAACCCATTGTGAATTATCTTTGTTTAATTCTTCACGTTCGTTTTTGTCAGTAATTTTTATATATTTTCTTCTATCGATTTGTCTAAGAGGTTGCCGTAATTCGTGTACAGCTACCTCATAGTTTGTATAATTATAGGCTAAAAATTGTGTAAAATAGTCACTAAGTTTTTGCTTCATTAATAAACATTGTCTATCAGTTAGTGCTGTGCCTTTGAACACTTGTCTAGCAATACTATTAATTATTGTTTTATCATTTTCATGTATGATAAAATTATCAGTTGATGTTAATCCAGCAACCACTTCTAGACAATCTTCAATTGTTTGTAAATTTTTATCCATAGTTTATTATAACACTTTATAAGCTATTAGTCAATCTTTTCAAAGGCAACCCTAATTCTATTTCTTCAACTGTATATTCAGTGTGAGCATAATCATTAAGCCATTGTGTTCGATCTGGCATTAAGGGATCTTCTATGTCGTGAAAAAAATCTATGTCGTTGCCAACATCGTAAGCAAGACTAGAGGGACTAACAAAAGCTGGAACACCATTGATACAAGAGTGAACTCCCGGATTAGAGCTGTGACTGATAGTAGCCCACACATTATCGAAGCCCATATCAAAATCGTCGTAAGTTCCATGAATATGTCTTGGTTCCTGTCTTTCTACATAACGCAACCCACGTTCTATATGCTCTAGCCTACAACGTGGATGAGGTCTAAATACAATAGGACGGTCAGTATGCTTACGTATTTCATCGTAGGTATTTAAAAACCAATTGCTCATACGAGGCATATCATGCCATTGTAAACTTTTGTCGTGTTGTCCACAAACAAGAATATACTTGCCGTTTGTTCGCCAAGGTTGTAATTTAATACCTAACGCTTTTGCTCTTGACGCATCTTGTCCTGTATCACCGAAGTAGGCATCACGGTTGATCCCGTTGATTCCCACTTTCCACGTTTTGCCTCTTTTGATTCCGCCAACTTCGAGGACGATAACCGGTCTGTTATTTGAAACACAATAGGACCAAATATCTTTGTTCCTAGCCATTCTGCCATGAAAAAGAACGCTCCAAATAACATGAACATCGGAATCCCCATAATCATTACTATTGCTAATACTCCAGCCATTGCGAATAATAGAATTGCTAAAAGCCCGAAAAATATCTTTGGAATTAAGTGCACCGTATTCTGTCCATAATCTAAACTTCATAGTTAAATAGTAACATATTTATAAGGAAATGTCAATGTCAATTACAGTAGTATCTACTTTTCACAAGCCAGTATTAGAACTTTATGGACAGCGTTTTGTTAATAGTTTTAGTGAAAATATTGATCAAGACATTAATTTAAGATTATATGCTGAAGATTGTTCCCCTACTACAAAAGATCCACGTATACAAATATTAGATCAAAAAGAAAAATTGCCTAAATTAATGGCATTTAAAGAACGTTGGAAAAATGAACCAAAAGCAAATGGCAAATGTCCTCCTGAAATAAAGAAACGCAGACCTAGAGATTGGCACAAAGAATTTAAATGGGATGCCATACGTTTTGCTAACAAAGTATATGCTGTATTTGATGCTGCTGAAAATTGTAATACAGATTGGATTGTATGGATGGATGCTGATACAATTGTACATAGTAAGTTTTCTTATAAAGCATTTAAAAACTTTTTACCAGACAGAGCATATTTAAGTTACTTAGGAAGAGGTAAAAAATGGCCAGAATGTGGATTCTACGGAATAAATTTACGTAACAATATTGGATTAGAATTTTTAAAAGAGTTTGAACACGTATATGAACATGCTGAGTATGGAATTTTTCGTATGGAAGAATGGCATGATAGTTATGTATTTGACGAAATATTAAAAAAGATAAAACGTAAATATCCTAACGAAGCATTTTATAATATTAGTGGAAACTTAGTTAACGGCGAAGGTCATCCATTAATTAATAGTGGGTTAGGAGCCTACTTAGATCACTTAAAAGGCGATCGTAAAAATATTGGCAAAAGTAACAAACCTAGAGATTTGATAAAGCCTCGTAATGAAAGTTACTGGACAAACTCACGCATGTGACGCCAACAAGTGCCGTCTTGAAGCTCAGATAATTTCCAATGAAACATGCTTATACGCTGTAACCATTTCTCTCTGTCAAACTCTTTGGGGTTCTCTATGTCTTCAAATCCATAATGTGCTACTTCAGCACACTGACTACGTTCAGGATCTGTAACAAAAGCCGGATAGCCTTTGATTATTGGTCCTACAATGCTGCTACTATTATGATTTACAACAGCATAACATTTTAACAAATCTTGTTCTAACGGAGTTCCAAATTGACTTATACTTACATTTGGTAAATGTTTTACTGGGTTAGATCGAGGATTTAGATATACTCTAGCTTTTTTATCACCAGGATGTGCTCTTACAATAATATGACGATCGCTGTATTTTCTTATTTCTTTTACTGTGTTAACAATCCAATCAGTAACATTATATCCTCCCATACTCCAGCCCTTATTACGTTGACAACAAAGTACTATATGTTTGCCTTTTTTATATTCTTCTAATCTTACACCCAAATCGTTTTGAATTTGTTGCCAACGATTAGGATCTGGATTTGTATCGCAATAATTACCTGTATTTGGAAACACGCCATTAAAACTATATCTTAGATAACAATGAGGTTGATTAGTTTTTGTATGATATAAAAAAAGATTGCTATCAGCAGTTATTACAGCTTTATGTTTCATAGCACCTTGTGTATCTATTACTTGTTGTCGTAGTTTTAAATGGGGAGCACTTTTTCCTATTTCATGTGTCCATCCTTGTATTACTCCTACGTCACTATCAAGAACATCAAATCCCTTATGTAATATACCAGTATCGCCTACTGCGTTTACACCTTGTACAAAATTTTCTAATAAAAGATATTTTTCTCTATTGTTATTCACTGTAGGAACAACATTAAAATAACTAACTACTTTCATTTAATATTCTCCAAGCTGTTCCATTACGAAGCTCGGGACTAGTAAATTGGCAATAAGACAAATGAGCAGCAAATGTTTCTACTAAATCCTTAGGATATTTTTGTAAAAATTCTATCTGTTCTATTCGTGTTTCACATATTACGGAAGCAGCGTTAGGAGCTAATGCTATTGCTGGTACATTAGCTAGAATAGCTTCACTAGCAGCGATACTATTATATGTAACTAAACAATAAGCATCATCTAACGCATTCCAAATTGTATCTGTTGTAACTCTTTCTCTACGTGTTGGTTTTTGTCTAATAACAATAGGTCTATCAGAATATTTTTTTATTTTGGCAATAGTGTTTTGCATCCATACATTAATATCTTCTCCATAATATTTCATAACCTTTTCACTAGGTGGACATACTAATATATTTTCACCTGGATTCTTTCGCTTCCTATATTTCCATCTTAAACGTGAAAGACGATCAAAATCTCTTTCAATAAGAGGACCCATATTTTGTAAAGCGTTGAAAGTTACTCTATGATACTCTTTTTTTGTACTTGGTTGTAAGTAACCAGTATCAATAGCATAAAAATCTCTATTATTTTCAACACAATGTTTAAGAGCTTTTTGGCCGCCGCCTCCAAGTCCTCTTATGACTAGTGGATTTTTGTTATTTTTTTCGTATTCAAATGTGCTTAAATACCCACCACAACCTGTAATAAAATCAGTTAGATACGGATCATAATCTACACCTTTTTTTGCTAGATTAAAATCTTCAGCATTTGGTGCTATAGCTGCTACTTTTATACCCACAGTATCTTCCTTCCATTTACTTCTTAATTCTTTTTTTGTTTTCCAAACATACTCATAAGGATCAATTATAGTTTTAGTAGTAAGATCTAAAATTTCCATAGTACGTTTCGGATAAGAAAGATCAGTTAATGTGGCAGGCTTTTCTCTTAATGCGCTAGTCTTTTTTTTTGATCCTCGACTTCCTTTAAGAGGTAATCTCTTTCCATGGAATAATATTCAGTAGCATATTCACAATTTTTATATTCTTTGAACCAAGGACCGCCTTCGGTGTAGTGTAATGCTTGTGGTCTACCATCCTGTGGTTCTTTGTACCAACCTACTAACCAATTCCATTCATGACTGATTTTGCCAATTAGATTATCTGGCAACCAACTAAATCTATGTAAAAATGCTCCAGTTTTAAGTGGATCATTAACAAAGTCAGCGGTTACAATTTTATTAGCTGGATGTTCGCAGTTAATTAACATCATACTAGACCAGTTTTTTCTTGGATATTGACTTTGTTGTTGACCATCCATTTTTGTGCCTTCTTTTGGCGTATAATCATGTTGGGCACACATAATAGCAAAGTTATTATTTTTTTGGGCAAACAATTGTCTAATATCTTGTTTAAACACAAAGTCACAATCTACAAATAAAGCCCAGCCTTTAAAATTACAAAGATGAGGAATTAAAAATCTTGTAAACGTAAATTCAGTACTTGCTAATTGATCTACTTCGCGTGTGTATATACCTGCTTTCCGTAAATCTTTTTGTATCAAGGGTTCTATCTTGACAGGAACAGTAGACAACGATTCAATACTGTGCTTACATACTCTGTATGCAATGTCTTCTCTTGTATCGTATCCTACAAATACTCTAATCTCTTCGCTCAATGTCTTTCTCCGTTAATTCTTGTCCTAGCCAAACTTCAATAACTTTAGCGTTTTTGTTATCTATGTTTACTGCTTTATGCCACCAACCAAGTGGAATGTCTATGCTGTCTCCTGGAACTAGCAAGGTGCTAGTTTTGTTACCTTGTTTGTCTTCTAAAAACATATTGATAACACCGTCTACGACATGCCAATGTTCGCTGCGTTTAAAATGTCTTTGATCACTTAATGCTTTGCCTTCGTAAAATGTAAGTTCTTTAACTTGCCATTCTCCGTTGCGATCTAATACTTTGTATTCGCCCCAATCTCTGTATGTAACAGGCTTTTCCCAGTTTGACAAAATCCAGCTTGAACTATTTTTCTTATCTTCGCCTCCAACACCAAATACAAACTCAACATTAGGATGATCTCCGTATGTTTTTTGTTCTGGTATATCTCCGTCGATTCTGTCTCCACCATTAGCAACAATTATTTTATCAGTAGTAGTTTGTATCAAAACTCCAATTGCTTTAGAAGTTCCTCCTGTTTCGTCATCAGGGACTAACATAACGCTGTTAACTACTTCTAAATTTTCAATAATTTTAGCACGTTCTTCAAAAGGCATAAATGCTTTGCCTTTTTTGCGTTCTAACCACGGATCGCTATTCAAACCAACAACTAAAGTATCACCTAATTTTTTTGCTGCTTTGAAATATTCAATGTGTCCTGAGTGTAGTGGATCAAAACCACCAGATACAAATACTGTCGTCATGTAGGTATTTACTTGTTACCATCCGAAGATATAGTCTTTTCTGACATTAGTAATTTCTTTTGCACCATAAGACTTTAAAAAGCGTCCAGCACATTCTTTTGTATCAGCTTGTTGCTCACACACAATAATTGGTTTGTATTTTAATATTGTTTCTATGCCGCCTTGTAATACTTCTAGTTCGTGTCTTTCGCAGTCAATTTTTAATAATCCAAATTTAGGTATATCTAAATCGTCTAAACGTCTAATATTAATAGACCCAGTTCCAACTTCGCTGACAAAACTGCCGCCTGTATTTTCTTCATCAAACACCATTTCAACTTTGCCGTTTATATTACCCAGTGCGTGTCTGTTTATTTTTACAGGTAATCCAAATACATTTTTTTCTAAGCAAGTATATACTTGTTTAAGAGGTTCGTATGCTATTACTTGTTTGAACTCTTTACATAACGGCTTTGCCCATAGTCCTACATTAGCACCTACATCTAATGCTACATCAAAATCTGTAACATACTTGTAAGCTTCGGTACGTACATCATCTTGGTATTCAGGCGGACCACCCTTTTTTATTCTTTTTGTTATAAGACGTTCAAAGTGAATGTCAGTATCTGGCATCCAATAATTATGTACTAGTTTCATTGCTTCAATACCGTAATATATTTTATTACATTTATGTCAAATTTTTCTACATAACGTTCTGTAATTTTTTCATGCTGAATTTGCCAGTTATACTTTTGTAACTGACGTTTCCACCATTTAGGGTTTTCAATAATTAAATGTGCGTTCCTACCGTCACTTAGTTTTTTCTTAGCTGGATGACAAGCAATTAAATGATATTGATATTTTGTAACTCTGTTAAATAAATCTTCTAACGTTTCTTGAAGCAGCTCTGGTTCAATATGCTCTAATACATCGCTGCTATAAGTCATGTCAACTTGTTCGGGCAAGTCAATTGGACTTGTTACTGGGTCGTATGTATACAATTTAATATGTGGATATGCTTCAGATATTGCTTGTGAAAGATATCCTTTACCACTTCCAAAATCTAAAAAACTATTTACTTCCCCACTATCAAGAATTTCTTTAACTACCGCAGGAATGTCAGCGCCGCTTCCAAACGCTGACTTACTGTGTAAAGTTTTTAATTGTTTTAAATATTCTGCGCTATGTGCCATTACAGTGTTGCATCTTCCATTCCAGCTACTCTGAGTTTGACAACATTTGTAATTTGCCATTGCTTTTGATCAAGACCTTTTAATACTCCTAACCATTTGTTACGCAATAACGCAAACTCATTAATAATCTTTTCATAAT